CAATAACAGACTAGAAAATGAAAGGGAGATTCTAATTGCAGAAAACAAAAGACTGCGTGAGGCTTTGGAGAAGATAGCAGAGTCTGATGAAATCGCACAACATATAGCGCAGCAAGCACTGGAAGGTGAGAAATGAAATGTAAAAGTTGTGGCTCAGTTAGACATCATTTATACGAATGTCCACATGGTGATAACTGGACGAGCTTAAATGCCAAAGTTAAACAGATTGAAGTAGAGCGAAACTCAGCTTTTGATGCTATCGCTAAATTAACAGTAGAACGTGACCGTTATCGTGAAGCTTTAGAAACTGTAAAGGATGTACTTAGTTATTTGCCTGTTGGGTTCATGGGTATTTGTGGCGACGTACAAACCGGCGAAACTTGGCCTTGTGAAGATGAGCTTTTTGACACAATAAATACAGCACTGGAAGGTGAGAAATGAGTGATTATGATGATATTGAATATGCAGCAGATCAAGCAATGGATGCTGTTTATGATCTGACTAATTCATATGAAGGATTAGATCAAACTTGGCGGTTTCTTTGTCGTTGTTTAAATAATGAATACAAAGAAATTAGTAGTAGTAGAAGATAGAATTTTTAACTATTGTGCACAACCCGGAGGCCTTATGCCAAAGAAAGGAAAGAAACCACATTACGTGGTCAACGCAACCGGTGGCAAGTATGTACCAGCCACTACCCCATCTAAACCCGCACCTAAGCCCAAGCCGTTGCAGTTCAATGCAACGTCACAGACCAAGACGATTACACCAATCGGCACGACACAAATGCCAACTGTGTACTACACACGAGATGCGTGGACGAAGATGTGGAAGATTGTTGAACTGTGCCCTGAAGAAGTTGGTTGGTTAGGCACAGTCGACAAAATCGGAGGTGATTATTTAATCACTGAAGTCTTTCTTTTAGAACAGGAGGTAAGTGGTGTTACGACTGATATTGAGTCTGACGCTGTTGCTAATCTCGCAGTTGAGTTGGAGTCACGCGGTATCGACTCTTCGAAACTTCGATATTGGGGTCATTCGCATGTAAACATGGGTGTCAGTCCATCTGGTACTGACGAAAATCAAACCAACGAATACATCGAGCATTGTGACTTCTTCATTCGTGGTATCTATAACAAGAAGATGGAAGCAAAGGTCGATGTATTCGACATGAACCACAAGCTTGTCTATCAAAAGGTTGACCATGCAGTCAAAGATGAACGCTATGATGCTGAATGGCTAAAAGCGTTGAAAGATGAGATTGCAGCAAAAGTTAAGAAACGTGTATATGCACAACCTTATAGTTATGGCGGCTTGAGAAACAACCAAGCAGTACCAGCAGCTCAAATGAATCAACAGTTTAAGAATCAACGCGATCAATATTTGAATTGGCGTTGGGGAGACTATGACAAATGGGATTACTGAAAGACATTGAGTTTAAAAATCCACAAGTTCAGGATTTGGATTACAGGATCAGACGCTTTGAGGAACAAATAACTACTTGGAATCAGCGTATTGAACGTATGAGCCGAGACTTAGAGGAATATGTTGCAGATCAGAAAGCAATTACTGAGTACAACGAGAAGGTAACTCATGCTGGTATCGCTGTTCCAGATTTTTTACAAACCAAGATTCGTGTAATACTTCACGATCTAAATCTGTCTGAACAAAGTAATAAAGCTTCTATTGAGCGTCTTGAGCGTGACATATCAAGTCACAATCGTGAGTTATCGCCGCTTAAAGAACAGCGTGCTCGTCTTACTGATAATGAAATGATTCGCATCAGTAAAGATGGTGTTAAAGCATCGCTTGAAAGTATAGGCGCTGTTAACCCTCGCACAGTATGTGTAGGTAGTGACACACATGGTCAGTTTGTTCGTTGGCGTTATGATGATATTTGGATGTCTCCTGACAAGAACACATATCCATCTATTAACAATGGTGGTCCTGTAAGGATCAAACTTGAACCTTTAACGTGTACCTTTTATGTACGTAATAATTCCGTTGCTATCGTTCCTATTCGTGGCGGCCGTCGTGTCGAGAATTTCAGTGGTAGGGCAACAGGCCATCCTCATATTCTCGATAATAATCGTCCTTGTCTTGGTGATTATACCACCCCGGTTGCAGAGGCGATTAGCGAACAGGATTGGCCAACTCTGGCGTCGTTGATGGAAATGTTCCTATCCAATGCAACAGTTGACGACGCAGCAGGTCGTTACTGGTGGCGTTGGCTACAGCTTGTTCCGGGTATTGATGATGTTGTTCGTACTTACGCAGCTCGCAATCCACAGAATCAGTTAGTAGAACAGATCATAATGATTGGGCATAAGTTCGCTCGTGTTCAGTTAGATGGAAACAATGCAAACGTAACTTTGTATGACACATACGAAGAGTACTTTAAACCGGAGACAGAAGAGAATGAAGAAGCAGCAGCTTGAGTGGGAAGATTTCACAACATTCGATGAAGTGCCAATTGGTATGTGTTACGTAGCTGGTTATTATATAACTGAACCTGAGTACGTGTTCACAACTCTGATGTATGTTGGAACAGATGCAAAAGACATTGTTTGTCTTGATCCCGATTTTGCACAGACAACTAAGTCTAGTGAAGTAGTCATTACTCATTGGAGTGACTATTTCCATCCTGCACATCCTGAAGAAGATATTGGCTTTTCTGGCGATCCTGAGAAATTATCTGAGGAGATTGAAGAGTTCACATCTGGTGTGACAAACGTAGACAACAATCCATCGCTATCAATGGCGGTTGAGTTGTTGGAAGAAACTTTGCTCTATTTATAGGAGGCTACATGCCAAGAGTTAGTTATGAAGACTATGAAACAGAAGTCTACGTAAACGTCTCTCCCGAATGGGATGAAGACATTGAAGATATTTATAACAATTGCAGTAACTCTGAGATAAGGCAGTTTATCCAGTTAGCAATAGAGAATGAGTTTGAGTATAGTCCTGAGCTTACTCGTACTCGTTCTGATGACTCACAAGAGTCAGATGCGATTGAGAAAGCTGTTCACGTTATTGCTGATGCAACTGATGATCAGATTGCATCCTTACCCGATGAAGACATCGATATGCTTCGTACGAAGTTTACTGGTGTCGTACATGAATCTACGATCAGGAAGAATCCTCTTCTTGACGAGATAAAACTGATGGTTAATTCGTGTGACGCGTCACCATCACCACAATTATGGAACGAATTTAAGTTCCTTATTTCTTCACTTTAATATCTAAGGAGATATTCACATGGCTATTATTGCTAAAGTTATTCGCGTACCCGGTGCTGTCGTTGAAGTAGGTGTTGAAGACGGTGCTACCGTCTCTGACGCTTTGAGCGCAGCAGGCGTTACCTTGACTTCAGGAGAAACCCTGAAGCTCAACGGCTCTGACGCCGATACTGACGCCGTTCTGTCAGACGGTGCACGCATTCTCATTGCTAAGGCAGCCAAAGGGGCTAAAGGAGCATAAAAAAGGTTTGTCAGCGTAGGGTGCATAATTTTGGTTCGTTTAAATCTACATTACGGCGTAAAGGATATAAACATACGCGCACTATGCTCGAATGTATAATACATGATGCGTAAGTTCCACCCGAAGCTCTGGAAAGCTGAATAGTCATACTCAGGTCGAGTCACTCACTACCAGCGGAGAAGCCCTACTCTCCATCCGTGTAGGGCAGCTTCACCAATTCTTTTTCTAATAATGGAGGTAGGCATGAAAGCCGCAACCGCAGAAGTTATTCGTTTACCGTATAATGTTTCACGTCAAGACAAACAGTTTCGTGAAGCTTTCAATTATCTTGTTGCTCAGTTACAAGAGTACAATATTCAATCCGTAGCAGAAGCCGCTGGCGTGAAAGATCAGACACTGTACAACTGGATCAACCGTACAGTAAAATTCCCTTCTACCCGTACTTTTTTCCGAGTAGCCACAGCTATGGGCTACGTCATTACTCTGGAGAAACTAAATGGCTAAAACCAAAGAGCAGAAACAGCGTGAAGCTCTTGAACGTGCACGCGCTGCAAAATGGGAAAACTCCCGTGCTAAGCGTCTTGGCACGAAAACCCGCGAACAGTGGGAAGAAATGAATAAAGCGTTATGCCAGTAAAGCGCGCTTATTTAAAGAATCAAGTGGTGGGCAATATGCGAATCGTAAGTTTCGCTGAGCCCTCATTAACGGTTAAAGGGTTGCTACCTAACTACATCTGCGAATGCTGTAACTGTGGCAAAGTTAAGAGAATGTCACAAGACGCGTTACGTAAGCGCTCGAACACAGGTGCAATCAAATGCGGTACGTGTTCTCAATACAAAATAGAAGGGCGCAGTAAAAAGTCAGGTAAGCGTACGAACTACCAAGAACATGATGGTTTTAACGCCGAGCTACATAACAAATTTATTTCGATGAGGTTGTAAATGAACCATGTTTTCGAAGACTTTGATACTCGCCCCTATGATCCTGAGTTTTGTGATCATTGTTCTTATCAGTATGTCGGAGTCGATTGGGACGAAGGAGGCCCCGAAGTGGTGGGAGGCATGGCTCCTCGTCGCGTTATTGTGCACATTTGTAATTACCGTAGTACCCAATCCTTAGCCAAATGCCCAATCGTGGCATACGAACGTTTACAGGAACAAACATGAGTGAAGATGTACGCAGCTATAATGTCGGTGCTTCTGATTATTCCAAGCACAGGATTCAGCCGTGGCAAATTTGGACTGAATATGAACTCGATCCTTTCCGCGCAGACATTATTAAACGGATTCTTAGAACTAAAAAAGAACCAAATATGTCTTTACGAGACGCCAAAATCCAAGATTTAAAAAAGATCGAACACATCATAAAATACATGATAGAATTATATGATTCTGACAACTTTCCTTGGGATAAAAAAGATGCCGAGAGGACGCCCGAGTAAACTCAACCCCGGTGTATACGGGTCAAAATTATATAAAACTTGGTCGCGTATAAAAAGACGCTGTTATAATCCGAACCACGACACATTTAAATATTATGGCGGTAGAGGCATCACTTTATGTGATGATTGGGTTAATAGCCCACAAACGTTTATTGATTGGGCTGAAAACTCTGGTTATAAAGAAGGCCTTACGATAGATCGCATTGATAATTCAAAAGAATACTCCCCAAGTAACTGTAGATGGGTGTCAATGTCCGTACAAAACCATAATACGCGACAAACTAAATTAGATGATGAGAAAGTTCGTTTTATTAGAATCGCACTACAAAATAAAACACATACCGGAAAAGAACTAGCAAAGATGTTTAATGTATCACCGACGTTAATTAGCGCGGTTAAACATCGTTTAGTTTGGTTCGAACTGGAGGAAGCACATGGCAAGAGCAACGAGGGCAATTGTACAAGCGAAGATTAATCCTAAAGCTGAGCTTTATTACAAGCCCAAGCCAGTAGGATTTACGCAACTAAGGCCGTACAAACATCAGCGTAAAGTAACCAGTCTACAAAATCAATCTTCCAACATTGTGTTTGATACAAGTGATGCAGGGACGGGCAAGACATACGCACACCTCATTGCTTGGCATAAACGGAGACAGGAAGGTGGTGGCAAGGCCTTAATACTGTGTCCTAAATCAATTATGTTTGCCGCATGGGCAAACGACGTTCTTAAATTCTTTCCGGGCGACTATACAGTAAGCATAGCAGGTGCTAAGCAGAAGTTCGATGCTTTTGTCCCTGAAGCACAGATCGTTGTAATGAACCACGATGGAGTAAAATGGCTTGTTAAAGACAAAAGGTGGAGTACCTTTCTGGAAGACTTTGACACCCTTATTATTGACGAGTCAGAAGCCTTCAAAAATCATACGTCTCAACGCTCCAAGGCAGCGAGTATTTTGGCCAACCAATTTGAATACCGAGCAGTGCTCTCTGCCACGCCGTTCAATAAGTCTGTCACGGAGCTTTGGCATCAAATCTATTTGCTTGATCGGGGAGCTTTACTCGGTAAGTCGTTCTTTCAGTTTCGAAACGCAGTCTGCACTCCCATCCAGAAAGGCCCAAGGCCGGAGATGCGTGAGTGGCAAGACAAGCCCGGGATAGATCAAGAGATAGCTTTAATTTTGCAATCCATAACAGTGCGCAACAAGTTTGAGGAGTGTTTGGACATCCCTGATAACGTGGTGCGTACCATTCCGTTCCATCTTACACCAAAGCATATGTCGGTATATGAGACTATGAAGGAGGATGCGGTTCTTGAACTCAACGAAGGTGATGTTACCGCAGTTAATGCCGCTGTCTTGGCAAATAAGCTACTACAGGTTGCTTCTGGGTCTGTGTACACAGAGGATTCAACTGCGGTGGTTGTCGATACGGAGCGATATGAACTTATCACGGAACTCGTGACCGAACGTGAACACTCACTTGTGTTTTTTCAGTGGACACACCAAAGAGATGCACTGATGCAATATTTCGATAAAGGAGGTATTACCTATGAAATTATCGATGGAACTGTTTCTGACAGACGACGAAAAGAGATTGTGGAGGGCTACCAAGCGGGGGATTTCAAAACTCTTTTGCTTCACCCCAAATCAGCAGGACATGGACTTACACTTACGAAGGGAACGGCCACTATCTGGGCATCCCCTGTCTATTCGCCCGCGCTATTTGAACAAGCAAACCACAGGATCTATCGTGCAGGTCAAACAAAAAAGACCGAGACTATACTAATTGAAGCTGTCGGAACAGTAGAGCAACGTATCAACGACATTTTGTCCCAACGTTTGGGTAAAATGGAAAATCTACTGGAGCTTTTATCGTGAGAAGAATATATACTGCTATTGCAATCTTAACACTGGCATCTCGTTTAATGACCTTTTCATCAAACATCAGCCGGGAACTCTATATAAGAAAAAGAAGGAAGCAATATGAGCTGGACCAGCTTAATCAGACCAACCGATTTAATAGACCCCGTACGTATCATACCATTCGAGACGAAGATGACGAATTCGGCGAGTCGCCCTTCGACGATCGTTGGGATAGATTTTGAGACGTACTATGGAAAAAACTATACGCTCCGAAAACTCACAACCACCAATTATGTACGGGGACTATCCCGGGCAGAGATACACGGCGCATCTATTAGCATTAATGGAGAAGAAGCGCACTGGCACAGAGCAGAAGACCTCGAAATGGTATTCAATAGCATCGACTGGTCACGATCCGCTATGTTGGCTCACAACTGTGCTTTCGATGGTTTTATTCTTAGTCAGCACTATGGCCATATTGCAAATTACTATTATGATACAATGAGCATGGCGCGTGGATTACTTAGCCACGACATTCCCGCCGGACTCGATTCAGTTGCCCGTCATTACGGTCTCGGAAGTAAAATCGCTGGAGCACTCGAAGGAGTCATCAACAAGCGATGGCATGAGTTCTCTGAAGAGCAAAAGCTCGATATGGAGTTGTACTGTAACAACGACGTGCAAATCATGTGGAAGATCTTTGAAAAAATGCTTCCTCATTATCCACACGACGAGTTGGATCTGATCGACACAAGTATTAAAGCTTTTGCACGCCCGCTTTTAGAAGTAAATGCCACACTTGTGGCAGAAGAGCGGTTCAGGGAAGAGCAGGAAAAGACAGCGCTCATTAAGCGTGTCGCCGATAGATACGAACTTCCGACTGAATCAATACGTAAACAACTTTCATCCAACCCTCAGTTTGCTGAATTACTGGTTGCTGAGGGCATTGAGCCGCCGATGAAACCAAGCCCTTCCAACCCGGAAGAGATGACTTATGCGTTTGCCAAGAATGACATTGCGTTTCAGAATCTAGGTACACACCCGGATGAGCACATTCGTGATCTGATTGAAGCTAGGCTTGCGGTAAAGTCCACTATCGGTGAGTCCAGAGCAGGCCGTGTACTGGAGCATTCTGACCTTGGTAAGAAGCCAATTCCGATTATGCTCAACTACTGTAAAGCGCATACCATGCGGTGGACAGGCGGTGACAAGATCAATCCTCAGAATTTTCCCTCAAATCGGACGAACTCAAAACTCAGACATACCTTGATTGCGCCCAAAGGAATGGCTATGGTTGTGATTGACTCGTCACAAATTGAGGATCGAATGAATGCTTACACAGCCGGACAATCCGATGTACTCGAAGCGTATCGCGCTGGCATCGACAACTACAAACTCATGGCGAGTAGGATTTACGATGTCTCGGTTGATGAAGTTACCAAGCAACAGCGTTTCGTTGGAAAAGTTGCAAGGCTCGGTCTTGGTTACCAATGCGGAGTTGCTAAGTTTACTCACATGCTCCGCGCAGGAACTATGGGACCGCCTATCTATGATAGCGAGTTATCGGACGAAGAGATTGCATCAGCCCACACGAAATACCGACGTGCTTCCGACCGAGTAGTTTCCCAGTGGTACAACATGCAGGACCAGATCGTAAATATGCGGTATGGCAACGAGAATATTTTGTACTCAGGATACAATAATTCACCGCTTGCCAAAGTGGTTAAAGACGGTATTCTTATGCCAAATGGGTTAAAACTACATTATCCCGGTATAACAACTGACCCGGACGGTCAGACCACGTATCAAGCCAGTTACAATATGCGCTCCAAATTGTACGGCGGGCTACTCACAGAAAACTATGTGCAGTGCCTTGCTCGTATTGTAGTAGGAGAGCAGATGTTGAAAATTGCGTCAGAGTTTCCCGTAGTAATGATGACGCACGACGAGGTAGTTTATTTAACCCCAGTAAATGACGCACAAGCGGCTTATGACTATGGCCTTGAGTGCATGAAATGGGTTCCGGATTGGTGTCCGGGGCTACCCGTCGATGCCGATGGTGATTTCGGCGACAACTACGGAGAGATCAAATGAGGCCGATTGAGATCAACCAAATCGAAGAAGCCAAAACCAAATGGTTCGAGCTGATGCAAGAGATGATGTACGACATCCAGAATGTACGTATATGCGAATTCATGGTTAATGGTATAGAAACCCCCGTAATCGGATTAATCCGCACCAGTGGCTCCACTGGGTTCGTTTTTGAACCATATTTCACGATGGTCACAGACGATGTGTACGAAGATATGCTCCCCTTGGATGACACCCGACCCATAATGATTGGGTTCAGGGAACCTAAATCCAAAAATTAAACAAAACGTTTGACTTTTAAAACAGAGGTATTAATATATGCAACACGACGTTGTAGAAAACGACACGCCTTTAGGAACGTTGATCGATGAGTTACAGGCTTATCGACTCCAGAAAGACGCAATAAATGCCCAGTTAAAGGGTGTTGAAGCTGAAATCGAAAGCCTAAAGCTACGTATTCGCCAAACAATGGACGTACTGGGGCTTGAATCTGCCTCTGGCCACGACTTATCTGTTAAGGCCACTGATACAAACTTGGGACAAATTGAAGATATTGACTCGTTCTACGACTTTATCAGGGAGACTGACTCCCTCTATTTTCTGGAACGACGGGTATCACAAGCGGCCTTCCGTGAGTATCTGGACATGAACGGCGGTGAGTTACCGCCGGGATTGAATCTTTTCGTTAAACAAGACATTTCTGTAAGGAAAAAATAATGACCGAAAGCACTGAAATAGCAACAGCATCATCAACCGCCATCGCCATCCCTTCACGTTCTGAACGTGCAGCAGCACTGGCACAACGCGTCCGCGCCACATCTAACATCATTAAGATCTCTACCGACGGTAAGCATCTGGTTATTCCGGGGCTTGGTGAAGCCCCAGCACCGGCCGATCTGGTTGTGTTGGAATTCATGGCCAAGAACGTGTATTACGACGCAAGCAAGCCATTTGACCCAAACAACATTACTCCGCCCCTGTGTGCTGCAATGGGTTTCGACCTGAACGACAACCTGAAACCCTTTGATAACGCCGCTGACAAACAGGCAGACTCCTGCAAAGAGTGCCCGATGAATCAGTTTGGCTCAAAAGGCGCAGGTAAGGCTTGTCAGAACCGTCGTCTGGTAGCTGTCTTGCCACCTGATGCTTCTGCTGACACTGACATCTACGTACTAGATGTCTCTGCAACAGGTATCAAAGGCTTTGACACCATCATCGCGCAGATGGCCACAGTGGCGGGTAAAGAACCGCACTACTTCAAAGTAGAAGTGTTCCCGAAGCAGGCCGCTAATTCTCGTGCGCAGACTTGGGGTTTTAGTAACCCACGTCCACTCAGTGAAGAAGCGATTGCTATCATGGAGTCCAAACTCGATGCGGCTGCTGCTCAGCTTGCACAACCAGTAAGTTTTGAGTGATGAGTATCCGCGACTACATGGTCGCGGAGTCTTTGAAGTCATTCCGACAACTGGATGACATTGCTGAACAGTTGACGTATGACGAGGTGACGCGGGCTTTGCAACTAGAAGCCCGCACACAGAGACGCCCGACTGTTTTACGTAAATTAATTTCTATCGCAAGTAGAAAACACAAAGTCCACCTACAGGAGAAATACCTTGGCTACCAAAAAGAAAGTCGCAACCTCGCGCAAACCATCGAAAGTAATGACAGCAGCACAGATTGCTAAGAAACAGGATGCAATCGTTGCTGATAAGGAGGAAGTAAAAAAGTTGAAAGCCGACCTGAAGTCAGCGAAAGCCGATCTCAGGGAGGCAATGAAAGCAGTAACACCGCGCCTGAAAGAGATCACCAAGCTGGAAAAGGCGGTTGGAGTTCGCTTATCAAGGATTGAACGCGTACAGGCTGAGATCAATGGCGCAAAAGCCTGAAGCAAGGTTCATAGATAAGGTACACAGAGCGCTGCCTAGATCTGTGTATCATCAAGGCATGGGGATTACTGCCACCAATGGTACTCCCGATGTCTACTATGAAGGGAGACGCGGCCAGCTATGGGTTGAGTATAAATGGTATGACTCCATACCGTTTAAATTTAATCTCGTAGCGAGCCGCAAGCTCTCCAAGCTACAACTAAGATGGCTGAACCGTTGTTTTGACAATAACCGACCTTGTGCGGTTATTATCGGCAGCCCAGACACCTATGTGATTCTTGACGAGCCTGTATGGGATCAGGAAATAGATATAGAAGTATGGGATGAACCGTTTGAGAACGTGATTCGGTACATTAAGGAGACAGTCTTATAATGCACGTAATGATTGATATTGAAACGCTGGGGCTTGACCACGACTGCCATATCTTGTCTATCGGGGCTTCCCAAATATGGGGTGGAGGCGAGTTCTACCGACTAATTAAGCCCGGTACTCAAGACCGACACATTGATGATGGCACGGTTCGCTGGTGGATGAATCAAAACGAAGACGCCCAACGCGAGGTTTTTGGTAAAGAAGGAGACGCTGATTTAAAACAAGCCCTCATTGACTTTAAAGCGTGGGTATTGTCAGAAATATGTGACAGCGTACCTGAAAAACTGCGCGAGGTTAAATACTGGTCACATGGGGCAACTTTTGACCTTATGATCTTGGAAAATGCGTTCAAACAATACAATATTGCTGCGCCTTGGCAATACTGGAATATGCGTGACACTCGCACCTTATTTGATTTAGTTGATAAATCTGAACTTCCAAAGCGAATGGGAACACATCACAACGCGCTCGATGACGCGCTACATCAAGCAACTTGTGTACGTTATATTTATGATAAGCTGAGGGCAGGCCTTTGACGCTCGACGACCTAACGACCTACCAAAACAACTTCAAACTGTTCCAGAAGCTCATGTCCCAAGGGGCCGAAGTTGTTATCCTACCTGTGAAAACTGTACCTGATGACGAAGAACGCGCTGCGATCTGTACCAAACAAGGTGAACAGATCATACCTCACGCAATTCTCGCATGGGACAACCCCTTTGAATTATTTAAACCACTATTGATTGACACACCAAAAGAAGTTGAATAAACTACTATCATCCTCGCGGATGATAGATGTGTGATAAGTTGCTTTGAACCCGGACCAAAAGTCCGGGTTTTTTTTTGTTTTAAAGATTATCGTACACTTTGAATTTAGAAATATCGCTTGACCAAGTACCTGTAGGCAGAGTTACTTTGCCTTGAATCCTCCACGACCCAATCTGATCAAGATCACCCGAGATAACTACGTACCTTATCTTCCCGTCCGTTCCATCTGTTGTAAAAGAAGCCGTTTGTACTGTGGTTGTCTTGTCCGGTTTTTCAAAGATAATCTCTTTAGTAATCGCTGTACTTACATCGACGACTACAGTGTCATCCATCAGAGTCAGTTCAAAAATAGTACCTATGTCATTTAGGTGAATTTCGTTAGCAGCCATTACAGTTCTACCTCGTCAGCATATTGTTTTGATATATAGCTATTTATTAGCTCATTTCCATAGATTCTAGCATCTAAGTTGCTTGCGAACATAAGGCTACTTTCAAATTCCATCAATTCATCAATAAAGACATCAAAATTCTCACTGAAACACAGGTTAATGCCCTTCTCTTCTTTTTTGTTTACGTAGCTACTTATCCTGATTATTTCCTGCCATACGCCATTCTCGTCGATGAATTCGACTTTATAAGCCCTCGATAACGCAAGATGACCAAATCCGAATACAGGAAAATACATTTTAGATCTCGTCTTGACCTACTATGTTTACAGTTGGGAGGGTAGCATTCCAAGGGTCTGGATCAGATGGAATGCTGTTATAAAAATCTCTCAGTTCTTGCCTGTATGTAACCCAATGTGCGTCTAGTGCCACACCCGTTTCATAGGCTTTAATAACTCTGTAATCAGTTTGATTCAGTTTATCTAACGATAAGTCTCTTAACTGCTGTATTTTCATAAGCGTTTCACTGGTGTTTGGCGGTCTTACATTCCAAGTACCATTGACCCACTCCAACACATTTGGGTAAGATGCTGAGGGTGGGTTTGCAACTTCTATCCACCCAGCATCCAGTATTTCTTCTGCCGTAAACGCTGCCTTATCAGTTCTTGTTGTGCCGTCACTCAATGTAATCTTATTAGGTAACTGAGTTGGGTAAGCACCGTTAAATGAATATAATGCCATTTTTATTCCTCTATGCTATAACATCCAGATATACATCTAGTTGTCCTATATTCGGACCTAATCTTGCTTCATAAAACGATAATGTTGGAGCACCAGATAATATTATTTGCGGACTTCTTAACCAGAAATACGATCCAAACGTTGCGGGCGCGGAGGTCTCTGTATACACATAATATGTTCCATCAGCCGCATCTGTTCTACCTGTACCTGTGGAGCCTGTACCGCCAGTATCCACCTGCCAAGCAAACGAGTTCGATGCGGTATTTACAATTACGTTGCTCCATGTCACTGAGGCATAGGTTGTCTCACCCGCACTGCTTGTTTGAAATGATTCACCAGTATTTTCAAATGAGTACAGATTTCCATCTAGATTTATAGCATCTAACTGTAAGTCACCCTGCCAAGAGCTAGCACCCGCAGTACCGTTTTGGTAAGCAAAAACCAAGTATACAGTAGCACCAGCATATCCAGATATATCAACGACTCTTTGTGTCCAAGCATCAAGTTCACCTGATATTGTGAACAAAGAGGGTGTAAGTCCAAGCTCATATTGCGGGCCAACAAGGTTAGGAAACTGATGTGTCGATGTTAAATCATAAATTCCTTGAGCGTCAGAATAATTGAAATCAAGAATTGTACTTGGTGCTGTATTTACAGACGATGATGGTGATTTAATTCTAAGCCAATCACCTTGGATTAAATATCGACCTCTAAAATAACTGCCAAATCTACTTTTAACTGACATTACACATCCGCCGTTCCGGTTGATGGGTAGAACCTACCAGTTCCCCATATTATTCTTATAGCACCATCTCCACCATTACCCCCACCAAGTGCTGTATCATCTTCAGGAGAACCACCACCAGCACCAAATACACCGCCGTTAGCACTACCTGTGGTTCCTCCAGAACCACCCGTTCCCGGACTATCTACATTTCCACCTGTTCCACTTGTACCTTCACCGTAAATACCTGTACCGCCGCCGCCGTTGTTGTACGCGCCACCTGTCGATTGACCGCCGCCGCCACCACCTGCGCCACCAATCCCATTTGATCCTGTCCCAGAGTTAGTTGTGCCGCCATTACCGCCATCCCCCGTGTAACCACCGGCTCCGCCGCCACCGCCACCGCCTTGGTTAGTGTTTGATGCTCCACCGCTTCCGCCGCTTCCACCACCATCACCAGTGAAAGAACCGCCCGCAAAAGTTGTTGCTCCATCACCCAATGACTGACCACCAGTACCACCAAGACCCGAAACCAATACAGTAGCACCTCTTGATAAAGTTGAGTCGCCGCCATTAGTTCCCGATGCTGTTCCAGAAGCACCACCAGCACCGCCAGCACCAACAACATAGTCTAAGTCTTCACCGGCTGTTACTGCTAATGTTGCGTAGCCTAATCCACCACCACCGCCGCCTGCGCCGGATTCATTAGAAGTACCCGGAGAAGCAGAACCACCGCCGCCGCCGCCGATACATACGACAGATATTTCAGATACACCAGATGGTACAGTCCATGTACCAGAACCGGCTGTTGTAAACTCAACTTGTCCGGGAAGTGTCACATTGTTTTGTAAAGTCTCTGAGTCATTAAAGGCAACAATATCCCAAACACCAGAGTTCTTTTTATTTCCATCAACCCAAGCACCTGTTGTTTCAGCAGGGTTCAGAGCAATACTGTAAGCGCCCCAAGCATCGTTACCTGTACCACCAAAAGCTGATGGGTTATCTGTACCATTAAAGTCTGCTCTATAAGCAACCATTAATGAGCCAAATGTTTGACCAGTTCCAATCTGCTTAATCATTGTATAATTTGTTGGTGCTGTAACACTATCTTCAGCTAATTCATCATCATCAAGACAGCCAATAGCAACAATCACACTAGGATTTGCGGTAACAGTAGTAACTGATGGTGGGTCAGGCATATTACTATTTACGTTAATACCATCAGTTGAATAAGCAAATGGTGTGATTAAATCAACATCTCTCCATGCTGTAACAATCCAGTTTACACCTGTACCAATAGCAGCAGTCGTATCTGGTGTAGCACCCATGACTTTATACATCGCCATTTCTCGTGAACTTGTCCTAGTGTGCTGTAGAGTAAACTCTGTCCAACCTGTAGGAACAGTAGATAGTGTGTTATCTGATCCAGTAGCAATAATTACAAAGTCATTCTGTTGTAACCCAGATGGTAATGTGGCATCACTATTAGCGCCGAAAGTAAAACCAACAAGCGATATAGTAGCAATACCGGCTTGAGTCTCATCAAACCACTGATAATAATCTGTAGTTAATTGATTCAATGTAGAACCAATCATTGACCCATTTCTAGTCTTTTTTAACATGGACTAAGCTATAATCTCGTAAGAACAAATTGCCTGTAAATCACCATTGGCAGAAGCTGTGCAACGCAGAGCATCGCCTTCTTCAAGATAAACTGCACTATCTTTTGACAAAACAACCAATGTTGCTGCCGCTGGTACTGTAATTGTGCTAGCCAATCTATATGCTGTAGCACCTCTATATAAGTCTACAGTTATATCTGCATCATTAGTGCCATCAATGTTTGATATTGTAAGTGAGTTTACTTTATAAACTTGACCAGATGCCGCAGAGTTAGTTGTTATTGCTGTCGCTGTTGTTGTAACTGACTGTACATCAGTTTTACCTGTAATTGTTGTTACGTCTACTATATTTGGAGCCGCCATTTAAAAATCCCCTTAACCAAAAACTATTGCCATTGCGATTGCTTTGCCAGTAGTTATACCGCCGCCAGCACCACTTTCATCAGTGCCATTGACCCAATTACTTCCGTTATATTTTAGTACCTGACCATTTGTTGGCGTACTTATAACAACATTACTTAGTGAGTCTATGTTTTCACCGGTTATGTCCTGAAGGTATGTTTCGTTCAAGAAAGACCAAGCACTTCCATTCCAAGTAGCATATCCAGTAGATTTTGTAATAGAGGGTTCTTTAGCATCAAGTGTTGTTTGTAAATTAGTAATAGCACTAATCGGATGTTGGTTTGCGTCTGATCTACCTGATAAGGAATCGTGACTTGTTGCTGTAAACGCGCCAGAAGAAGTTGAGGCACGATCTGTAATGATTCTAACATCAGCAATAACAACCTTTGCTGTACTGTTTGTGTACGAAGCACTTGTTTGTAAGATGATTTGATACATCGGAACAATCTCAGAAACAGGAACACCGAAAGAATCCCAACTTTCACCATAAGCATCTTCATTAGAAGCGTATGTACTATTACCTAGAATTAATTTTATTGGATAGTAAATATCGTTAGTCGCAACCATCCAATATGAAATGTAATCACCTTCTGACGCATCTGTAAGTGAACCAGACCCACCACCATCAATAGCGTTATAACTAGCAAGTGAAGTACCGGCAACCCAAGGATCAGTTGATGGAGTTATTTGCGACCATTCAGTGCCGTTTCTGTATAAAACAGGAAGATTTGCCGCACCACTTAATATTTGTTCATAATTAGCAGTTGGTGTCGCTGAATGGTTAATTTCGTGGTCTAAATCTTCATCAGAGATTATTAGGTTTTCAACACCAATAGAAGTAGCAGTATCGTCATTCAATGTGTAAGTTAAACCACCACCACTTCTCCATTGTGCGCCTTCTGTTTCGTGTTCATAATGATGCCATTCTGTATCTCGTTCAGATGAGTGTCGTTCATCACCAAAAATAAAAGCATTACCATCTGTAGCGTTCCAAACAACGTACATACAAAGCAGGTTATGTCTAATTCCGGGAACAGCACCCGCCGCATATAAATTACCGTTTTGATCTATATTAATGTAGTTCTGAGCAGTTACATCGTCTATCTGAAATGTCTTTGGTGTGGAAAACGTAAACTCAGTACCCCTATACCAGTATGATGCTGACGCACCAGTTGGTGCGATTGTAGCTGTTCTAGTAGTTGGGTTAAATGAAATAGTAGTATCTGTGCGGTTTGGAAACCCTGTCATATCGGCAGTAACATTCGCAACTGCTAATATCGCATCAGCAGTAGTAATATCATTTAATGTTGAAGCATCCCAACGACTATTCGCATTATCATATCGCAATACTTGTGTATCTGTTGGAGTCATACCTGAATTAACATCAGATAAATCTTTAATAGATTCGCCGGTTATATCAGTTAGATACCCCTGAGTAGAGTGATCACCCCAACCGTAAGCAGTGTTCCAGTTTGTTATATCTCCAACGAGAATACCGCTTGCGGCAGACACAGAAAACACAGGGTCGGTCTCAGCGGTTAGATACCCCTGAGTTGAGTGATCCCCCCAACCGTAAGCAGTGTTCCAGTTTGTTATATCTCCAACGAGAATACCGCTTGCGGCAGAAGCATTGAAAACTGGGTCTGTTTCTTGTGCGTTAATAAACTCAGAGTTCTCATTATCCCAAACTAAAATATCTCCAGTTGAAATATTTGTTAGCCGTACATCATGTGCGTGTCTTAGATAACTACCTTGTGTCGAACGGACAAAAAGTACACCTTGCGTAGTATTACCGCCACCATTATAGATTACAAAGGCAGTAGGTAGTTTTAAAACCCCATCACTGGGTTCGGTTGCTATAAACCCACCGGGAGTCGCTGGATCAACAAATAAAACATCACCATCTGAAAACGATGTTAAATTAAGTCCACGAACTTTACCAAAATGAGTTACGTACCCGTCTTCACCATCAGCAATATCGTGAGTGGTGACACCAATGAAATATTTTGCTTCTACTGTTCCATCAGCAACCATTGGAGCAATAGTCAATCTACCACTAGCACCTAAAGTACCAGTAACCATTACAGCAGTGCCATTTGGTATCAAAGAACCTGTCTGGTTCTTTACAATATAACTGACTTCTTGACCAAGCTGATTTACTGAACCATTTAGTAAACCAACATCAAGCGTTCCTTCGTCCGGGTTCCAAGCTACTTCACCTGTACCAACTGTAACCCCGGCTGTTGTTTCGAACTGGGCACTGTTCTGTAAAACAAACCCATTAACAGTTAGATCGCCAGTAATTTCTACGTCATTATTAACATCAATAATGATTGCCTCACCGGTAGCAGTAGTTGTTATGCCGGGAGTACCAGTTCCTGAGCCAGTAACCAAGATACCACCGGCAGTTGATCCATCACCAATGTAGACTTTCTTTTCATCTGTTGTGTATAAAAGCTCACCCTCAGCGGGGGTTACCCCGCTGCGGTTTGCTTCTAACCCACGTTTTATGCGGATCTGATTCGCCATTTAGAATGTGCCACCATCAAGGAAGTTAGCTACTGTCATTTTACGGAAAGCACCGCCACCAGTTAGTTGAACTGCAATCTCATTAGTGCCGAGGCCGTCTGTTTGAGCAGTCAACTCGTTGAAGTCAAGATCGAATGTGCGGTTAGCAGAAAGATCGCCACCACCTGCAAGGCCGACTCCTGCTGTCAGGGTAGTGCCCGCTGAGGCTACTGAGTCAAGATTCTTATTTACAATCGTCCAGTGAGCTTCAGTTGTTGGGTCAGTTTGTTCTGCGATAAGGACATCACCTGCCTCTACAGCAGTAGCGAAGAACGTACCCGCAACAGTAACAGTGAACATATCACCAACACTAATGCCAGATGGAGCAGTATCCAGATCAGGGGTGTTAGTGGAAGCGTCATAGCCTCCACGATAAGTCATCTCAGAAGCAGCAACAGCATCAACATAGGCTTTAACAGACTGTTGAGTTGGTACTTTCGTTGCCGAGTTGGAAAGCATATCGTCTTCATCAACGACAAAACTAAAACCAGAGGCATCAGCATTTGATGTACGGATAATGGTGGCGTCTACCGGCTCATACACGCCAGTATGAAGGTGGTTGCCCTGCGCTACCTGTGCAGAGCCGGTACCTACGTCGCCGTTAGCGCTCAGTGTTTCGTAGGTAATATCAGTTGTCAGCGCATTGTTTGCGTCATAACCCTGAACAGAAGTACCGATGTCATTGTCAGTGAGGATAGTGCCACTTGATGGCAGGGTTGCACCATTCAATGTACCGACACCCGACATATTGTTTAAGTCGTCAACAACAACGCCAGAACCCTGAATTAGTTTGCCAGTAGTGCCATCATAGCGTGGTAGGGTGTTATCAGTAGAAGAAGCCGGTCCGACTACATCACCCGCGCCTGCTGGGGCTGCCCAAGTGCCATCACCACGCAAGAATTCTGTTGTGCTTCCGTTTGTTTCTTTACCGATTTGAACAGCAGTGTTGCTAGAATCTGCTACGTAGAAATTACCATCTACTTCTGTATATACAAGTTCACCAAACTCAAGAGCGCCTGCACTGGCCACTGTGTTCGTTTGAGAACGCCTAATTTTCAATTTGTTAGCCATTGGCTACCTCCAAAGATTAAAATGTACCACCGTCTACAATATCGCGTATGCGAACCTTTACTGTATCATCGAGTATGCCTGTATACATAGGGATGTAGTTTGAATCACTATCACTTACTATACTTGCAACAAGCTCTTCAATAGACAAAGAAATGTTTAAATCTCCGCCGAGAGAAACTGGTGTCTCAGCCCCCGTTAACCCTTTACCGGTGGTTAATGTCCCGTACTGAAGAGCCTCAACTAGCGCACTGGCTGTTATGTTCTGAATTACAGCATTTCCTATGGACCAAACTAGCGGAGTCGTACCTTCTTCACCCCTAGTAATACCATCTAATGTGTACGGACCAACGCCTGAACGAGATGTATAGGAAATAATCTCGAACTTAGTTGGGGCGGCTATATCATCCAATAAAGTTAGGTACGCAATATCACCTGCCGGGTCCGGTACGTCTGTCCATCCAGCGGGCGCAACGGACACAATTGCCGATGTAGCATCCACCGACATATTGGACAGTAAACTACACTGAACGAAATTACTCCATTTAGACATCAGCCCACCCGCATGATTTCAGCCAATTCTTCAGCCCGTTTTCCGACTTGTTTCGCCCACTTGGAGTCGAGCATTTCTAGGGAAGCAGAAGCGTAGTCATGGCGGTCGATAGCCGCCCACATGCGCTGGAAACCGGCCAGTCGGTGTATGCCGATATTAAAACACATATTAACAAGGACGTAATAACGAGCGCCAGATAGATCACGCACAACAGGGAAGCGATCTGCAAGCTCCCGCGCATGAATCTCAATATCGTTTCGGAGAAGGTACATCGCCTCTTCCTCCGAGATTCCTCTATCATCTAGGTTTCGTCCTACGCCAATTGTCAGCTTTCCAACAGTGTCTTTATAAGGTTTTAGCTCCATCCCCTCGTGGCGGATGAGCATCATTTCAAATTCTGCTGGGGTCATTACCCAAGTCCTATTTTAAGCCCTAACACGGCGGCGATAGCGGCGACTGCGAACAGTATAATTTTAGTAATTATATCGGCTTTTACCGAACTTTTAATGTTTTCTTCGGCAAAAGATTCTCTTATTAGCTTTTGGTGATATAGGCGGTGTCCGTGGATGTCGGCATCTGGGAATGCTTTAGCTACCTCATCCATCTCTTTCCGGAGGGTTTCAAGCTCGCGCATTATCCGAATAATGCGCTGATCCATGTCGTGTACTACAGAGAACGTGTGCCTAGCAACGTCATCGAGTCCCTTGTCCTTCAGAGAAGCCACTAAATTCACCTGATCCAACTGACTCATCTAAAGCTCCCGCGATCCCTCATCGGCCTCAATCGATTTATGGCAGTGTCGATCGTCCACTTTATCGAGCCAATAGCAAAGAATAAAGCAGATGCGACAAGTATCAACACGCTTACCCATACGGCTGCTAATAGTTTCATCGGGATCACCGCCAATGAGCGTATTCGCCATCTGGTCGATGGAGATGAGAACATTCCAGAAATACTTACTGATCTTCTGCACTGTCGATAATCCTCGGAGTCGTTTCTACTTCATGCCTATCGGCCATTGGAGTAACGACATCAGCCCCAGATAGAAGCCTCTGGGTCTCCCGTAAGTGGTCGTTTAAAAGCTGCTGTTTCTGAATCTGTAACTGAAAAGTCTGCATGGCTTTATCTTGCTCAACCTGCCAATTATAGGCAAACGCAATAGTGGCGAAAAACAACGCGCCAAGGCCGATTACCGCCTCTTTTACCGTAAACCCGCTCATCTATTTTTCATCTCCGGTAAACTGAGTGCACGTTCGCCGAACCACCATGTGGTTGCAGTCGTCGCAGAAAAAACGGTCGAGTACACAACGTACTTTATAAGACTCACAATCTCGGCAGATGTAAATATCGTCTGATCCGATGATGCTAAGGCTGAATAGGTCTGTAGCGATCCCGTGAGGACAAGGTACGTCAGCCACATTACGGCAAGCCACAAAGACAGTGTAAGGAAAGGGCGGAACAGACTTTTCATGGCTACAACCCAAGGCATGTTTGTCTGATGCTTGTCCAGTTCCACCTGTGCCTGCAAGGACGTTGTTAATCCGCTCCATGCGCCGTCTTGACTCTTCATCTGCATCTGAAGCTCGATCAGCTTCAACTCGTGGTCCCGTTCTTCCTTTTGCTCGATCGCTTTCTGTTTCCGTTCTTTCAGCTTCATCCATGCCCCAAAAGCTGAGCCAATCACACCAAACAGACCGCCAGAGGCAGCGGAAGCGCCCAAACCCAGAATATCTAACCAATCCACCTAAAGCCCTCCCCCAAAAAGCCATCGTTTTTCCTCATTTCCCAGCCCCAAATATACGCTGATTACAGGTCGGACAAGTTTTATCCGACCAAGAAATTTTTGGATTCCCTATAAATGGAAAAGTGTAGCCTATCTGGGCGTACTTCATTAAGGCTAATAGGGCTAGGAATGTGGATAAGTCAAAAACCATATTGACTACTGACTCTGGCTTAACAGATAAGCTGAATAGTAAATTGGCGACAAAAGTAGCTATGACGGAAAAAATCAGAACCCACCCTCTAAACCGCCAAGCCAAATAAATAATGCGCAACCCAAAATATATTGTGGCAATCGTAACAAACCACGAAGTGAGCATACTCAGCCTTTCTATGCTAGTAAGGCCCTCACCAAGAAATATCCCGGCGGTCATACCGCCAACAACCCATATAGGGTCAATCGTGAACGGGGAATAACTAAAAAAGTGTCTACTAAGGTGTACCATTCCTAATTTCCTTAATGTCCTCTTTTAACTCAAGTATATATTCCTTTATACGCTCCTTCAGCATCTCTATTTCTCTTTTAGTAACAAGGTTCTTAATATCTTGTTCCATGTGCCGTAGTTTCTGATCTTGCATAGAATCACCGGCGAAATGCGCTGATTTCTCTACCTCATGCTGGTTAAGCCGATGGTCTGCATTTTTACGCCATTCCTGTAAATCATCTATAGCGTATTTCAGGGGGGCTATTTCTCGACTGATATAGAGCGTCAAAAAAGCAAAAGCTATCCCTACGAATGCTTTTATCCATTCGCCTTTAGATACACCAAATACTTTAACATTATCCTGTATATCAGACATTCACAAGGGTCCCTCAGTCATCATCTCTCTCAATCTTGGCGATAATGTGCTCGAAAAGGAATTTAATTGCTCCGATCAGAACCCCCGCATAAGCAAAGACTCCGGCGACTTGAAAGTCCTCCATTTTCAAGGCGTTAGCGACATAAAACTTATGGAAATCATAGGTCATCCACAGGATAAATGCTATGACAATCAGTGGGATAATCCGGTATTTTTGCAGTCTGTGGTGCAGGTCATTCATTTCCAAATAACGCCTTATATTCAGGATAAATCAGTGATTGACCCGGAACAGAGCGCCATGTCTGGGTTGAAACACTGCGCTGACCCGAAGCCGCCCTAAACCAGTCCAACGCCCATTCAACTGTTGGCCCTGACAGGGACTCACCGGGGATATTTCCATACTTGAAGTCGTCTGCCAATTGGGTAGCGAATTCAAACGGTCCGATTACACCGGAGCGCTCTGTTGCTTCCCATACATGATCAAATGCTGTCCATTTATCTTTGCGTGGATCGTCCCCGAAATGCTGAGCTAAATCCCTCAGAACCTCGGACATTAAGAACATTGGGGCAAATAACATCATCATGCCAAGCGAATTGTACTTGTCTGAATACATGATGTCGTTGAACACGCGGCGATGATAAACGTCCCAAAACTTGTACATAAACCCCTTTAACTGGAAAAACAGGTGGTATCTAGGGTCATTGGCCCAGTTTGGTCTGGAAGGAGAATCTGGGCGGAGAATAGAGGAGTTCACAAACCGGTTGATTGCTGACAATCTACGGTCATTATTCTCCAAAGCAATCATTAACCACACTTTGTCTTTCTCAGACGTGTTCGGGTCGTTCAACTTAATACGGTATTCAGTTTCTCGCTGTACAGACAGAGTTCTCAGATAATGGTCTTCCCCGACAGTGTAGAATGTCAGATCTTCTGGTTTTAGCCCCATCTCAGCCATGTTGCGCTGTACATCTGGGTTATTGAGATCCTGAGACCATGCGTAAAACATCCGGTTAGCAAGGGTAGTTCCCATAGCACGGGTAGCTCTGGTCCAGTGCACCATACCGTTAATCGTAAAGAACCAATCCGCTACCTTGGCTGATTTCCCTGTGAATCCGGACGTATCAAACCCTTGGGCTAAAAGATCCTGTGTCAATGCACGATCAACCGCCCCGATGTCTTCAGCGTACCGATAATCCTGAGAACTCAGACCTTTAATCATTGCGTCGGTTGCGTTACGGAATCCGCCGCGCATGTACAGGCCTCCAACATCTGCCAAGGACGCAAAAACAGCCGTACCTAGCGTCCTCATTGCCTGATAAACGCTCATAGCCTCGATAGCTTTAGCCCATTTTGGATGTTTTCTAACGAATTCGACAGAACGCAGACCCAAAATCCCATCCATAAAGTCTTCCGCTTCACGGATTTCGTTCTCAGTTGCGCCATTCTTACGGGCTTTTTCGAGCAGAGCGTAGTATTTTGCCCCGTTTTCGCCAAAGGTATTAACGTACTCAGATCTACGTACAACCTGTCTGGTGTACGTTCCGAGGACATGAAACAAATTATCCGACTGGAACTCTGCTAATTTAGCGCGAGCTTCTTTGTTGTCAGTTAACCATTTCAATGTACGCTCGTGGAACGCATCCATGTAAGGATTCTTCATTCCATGTTCTGAAGTTGAATCGAACTCGGTAGCACCATCATTCATAATGATTGCATCCACAATCATCTGGGCCGTTTCCTGTTTGGTTTTTCCCTTCAGAATTTTCTTGTCTGGCATATATTTGGCGATCAAATCAACCAGCACTTCAGGTCTTGCCTGAATGTGGCCCACGTCGAATACCAGTGGGAAGTATTCATGCAGGTATTTCAAATCAACGCCACGGGTTTTTGCATACCCACCAATCGAATCCAGCCATTTACGTACACGACGCATGCCCTCATCTACATACATATCGGTAGATTTAGTGCCTTTCTGCATGTGGCGAAGAAGCTGAAGCATACGGCCTTCGTCTTCTACTAACGGACCCAATGCCTTTTCTAACCCCATTGTTAAACGGGCCAGAGCTATATCTTTATTTTCATGGAACGTAGATTGTTGATATGCACGGGACTGATCTACATAGACGAGACGAAGCGCCTGCTGAATATACGGGTTCTTACTAAACCGCATAGCTGTTGGAAGCGCGACTTTTCCTAAATAGCGTCCTGCTGATTCAAATACTGGGCGAGCTGCTTTGAACATTTTCTGTGACATAGTACGATCAAGCTGCTTCGGCATGTACAACAGAACTTCTGGATCTACAGTACGTGCGTTCAGTACATCCATATTGTACCCAGACATAAAAGCAAACAGCAGATCCGCATTGTCAGACACAGTAACAATACCGAAGAAGTCAGCAACCCAACGTAAGATTCTATGGATAATGCTTCCTGCTTTACGTCCGAAATCTAATTTACCTTGACGGTGAAGAACGAACGCATACGCGGCTGCACGGCGTGGATCGGTACGAATAATTTGTAAAATCTGTGGGTTTCTATTCTTATACGCACGCTCTAGCTGCTGACGAACATAATAGCTATCAGTCGCTTTCAGGATGATTTCACGCTCTTCTGGTTTAAGGAAATTATCAAACGCTTCCAAGAAACCGAGAGCCTGTAGCTTTTCGTTCTGACTGAGGATATTAGCCATCCAAGGGATGTCTTTAATATCATATCCAATGTCTTCAGCCGCTTGAGCCACAGTAACATCAGCCGGGGTCTTTGTTTTCTTCGGCTTACTTGAAGTCTGTTGCCCTTCATGGCTACGGTTCTGTTGAGCCAGTACCTTGCGTGCCATCTGCTGACGACGTAGAGTGCGGACTTTTTCAAGATGGGACTCAACTTTTGCTTCGAGCGCCCGCGCTGTCTCACGGTACAGTCTTTCTTTAGTACGTGCTTTCTCTTCTTCGACTTTACGTGCTTTCTCAATCAGAGCGTTATATTGTACTAACTGTCTAGCAATCTTCTCTACAACTTTAGTGTTGCTATCCTTACTTGCCATCGCATTAACGATCTCACGGTATGGAGCGAGCTGACGAATGTATTTCAGGTCAGTAATACCGAGTTCTTCGGCAAGCATTTCTTGTGCTACGTTCTTACCGCGTTCTTTTGCTGTCTTGATGAGTTTAGCAATCGTTGTACGGCCAATTTTGTTGATCTTGATCTGCGCATTGCGAAGGTCTTGGACATTGCGCTTATTCTGGCTAATTTCTGTGTCCAGTTTCTCAAGCGCATCATAAGCAGCTTGATAACGTTTCTTAATCTCGTTGCGCTTACGAGTTGTCAGAGTTTCTTTTTTCAGTCGGGCATCTCGAGCATCTCTATAAGCCTTAACAGCTTCTTTAGATGCTGCGTTCTGATGCTTATCCCACAGGGTGTTCAGCCATTCATCGACGTTTTGCGTAGGCTTCTGAGCAACAGATCGCCACAGATAAGAGATAGCCGCAGCGATCTGTTTAAAGAATTTATCTACAACTGACTGCGGGCGTTTGTTAGTAAGTAACCAGTCAGCGACCTGTTCAGCCATATACTCGTCAAAAGATAGCGCATACTCTTGGTAAATACGCATTTTTTGCTTTGACGTACCAGTGTAAACACCGTGAGCGGCATCAGCCAATTCGCGTTTAGCAATTATTTCTTCAATCAGCTCTTTAGGAGCGCCAGACATTTCTAACCAGCGTTCCCAGTCACGGATGATTGCGTTCTGGGTACTATAGGATGCACTGTCAAAAGCTTTAGTTACGATTACGTGCGCTAACTCATGTGCGAAGAAACGATACTGTTCGGCTTTCGTCATAAATGGGTTTACGTACAGAACGGCTAACGTGTCGTCTTTGTTAAACGCTACCTTACCCTGTAATGCGCCGCTCTTGATCTTGGCCTCAGAAACAGGACTTGCGTAGATCAAACCCGCAGAATCTACAACTTTTAAGTTGATGCTAGTGATACCGAGATTAGCCAGAATCTTGTTAGCAATAGCTTGGAAATCTGCACGCAGTTTAACTTGTTCTGGCATTGCATCTTTCGCTGCTGCGGCTTCAAGGGTTGTACTTTTTACTTTCTTACGGTCAACAGGTTTCTCGTGCGTGCGGCCGGGACGTAATTTAGTTTGAAATGCTTTGGCATCCTGTTCGACTTTACGATAATGCTCCGCAGCCTTTTCTTCCTGCTGAATTTTAATCTCCATAAGTCGGGAAGCAAGGTCATTGTAGAGCTGATAGTAATTATCCGTGTTAACAAAAGCTAAAGGGCCATACTTAATCCCACGCTGATACTGCTCATCAATCCACGCCTGAGTTTCAGAAGGCGAGCTACTCTTTAGCACATCATCGAACTGTTTAGTTTCAACCGCCTCTGGTGCGGCCATAATTTTGTCATTAACCTGCTGAGCCACGTTTACATTGGACTTATTTTCTTCTCCAAATTGATACTCAATAGCCGCCAAAGCATGTTGATACATATTTTCAGCGTATTGCTTCTGCTTACCTTTTTTCTTTACAGCAAGTAACTGGTCCAACTTTTCCTGAGCATCCGCTATGTCCCTGCGTTCTCTATAGTAAGTAAGCTCGTTTAAAGACGCGCCTAACGGTTCGCTAGTACGGGCGAGTAACGACTGCATAGATTGAAAATATCCTAGCTTGGCTCTACGCTGCTGCTTGCGTCTAACTTTTGGAGCCGCTCCAAGATACCTCCAGCGTCTATCTATCATCGCTTCGTGGCCTATCTGTGCTGACATATTCAGCAACAACATGGCCTTTTTAATTGCATGTTCTGAATGTTTTTGAGCGTTACTCATCTTGCGATTCATAATCGCAAGCTCTTCCTTCATGTGTTTATCAAGAAGGTTTGCGTGTTTACGCTCAGCTCGATTCGCGTTTACAGCGTGGTCTTCTTTGACTTTCTGAAGCTTTGCTTGCGCGTTTTCAATTAGCTTATCGAAGTTTTTAACCATCTGATCACGGTAATACTTCGCTGACTCAATGGCTTTTTTCTTATTGGTGTAGTTATTAATATATTGCGTGTCATCAGGGGTAATGAGAATCTTAGTGCCGTCTGTATTAGTTAAGTTATATCCATAACGGTCTCTATACAGCGGAGTATTCTTTTCATCATCATTACGGTTTACATGCTCAATACCTTCGCCCTGCAATACTTCGCGGTCACCAGCGAGGAATTCATTAGAGCGGCTACCCTGACCAATGCTTGTCCCCTTGTGAGTAGGGGTTCCTGCGGTTTCCACAGCAGCGAGCTGCTTTATCGTAACATCACGACCACCAGATTTGTGGACAATAGTATCTGGGAAATCTCTCAGAACGGTCTCCAGATTTACTTGGATACCATAATCAGTTGCTAATGCCGCAACACCCGCGCGCATACCGTCCAGAACAGTTTTCATACGGTTCTGGGAAGTAGCCCCTTGCATTTGCTGTGCTTGGAACTTGGTATCTGATAGCTGACCAACAGTAAGAAGGTTCACTTTAGCAGGTTTAAATGATCCATCTTCCTGACGAACACGGGCTGGCACGTAGTAACGCTCGTCGATGTTCTTCTCATCTGCGCCTACAACCATTGTCTGGTGTTTACCGCCTGCGGTTTTACGAACTCCATAAACCTCATCGGAATCTAGCTTAACCGTATCCGGAGTTATCCCCATTGCTTCTTCGGTAAAGTTGGCCTCGACCGGGAACAAGCTAAGCACACCTTCAGCGCCACCTAACTGTTCATAAGAAGGTAAGCCGGTAGCTTCTTTAGCCTTGGCCGCGTTAGCTTGTCCGCGACGGATTAGCTCGCCACGAGAGGAGAGCAGACGCCCAGCATCACTGGTGAAAGGAAGCGCCTTACTCTTGTTCTTAGCAAGGTTGTTAATCGTAGCCATGTCATTGTTGACCATCGCCTTTACATACGTCAGTTTGTCTTCTTTGGAAGCAGACTTACGTTCACGCTCTTTCTTTATCGCTCTAACGAGGTTTTGCTTCTGCTGATCAGTTAGTTCTACAGTTTCAACGTCTGGTTGAGCACCGAAAGCCGCACGAATGTTGGACAATTCGTCCGCAGATAAACCGCCAACTGAAGCCTCTGCCTGTCTGCGCGTAATCGTTCCGTTATTTAATAGCTGTTCAGCAACAGCAAGGTTCTTATCAATTTCAATGTTTAAAAGCGTAAGAGCTTTATTAACACTGATCTGGTTACCTTTCTTTTCTTTACCTAGCTGTTTTTCAAGTTCAGCAATCTTCTCACTGTTCTTCTTTGCCCAGTGGCTATTCGGGTCTTTAAAGGTTTTTTCTTTCAGCTTGGCTATCTGAGACTGTAACTGACGTGTGCGAATTAACGACGCTGAGTCCTGTCCAAGATCTGCTTCTCTGAAAATCTCACGAATACGAGAGATTTCAGGTTCGAGTTGCTGTGTATTAACTTCGAGCTGACGACGATTAGCTTGAGTACGGCCCTCATAAGTATCGTCAAACATCTTCTGATACAGGGTCTCGCCCCAAGTTTTGATCTCTTCTACGGTTGCTTTAGCATTTTTCAGCGCATCTAATGCGGTGATGGCGTTTTGTTTTAGTGGAGCCTCTTTATTAAGCGTTTTCGGATAACCGCCTACAGTTACACCCTGAAGAGGGCCGCCTTCACCGAATACAGCCGGATCGATATTGAGGTTCTGCATTGCCCGTTCAGTACGGAATTTACGGTTCGCTAGATCCTGCTCGTAAGCTTGTTTCTCTTCTAAAGAGCCAAACTGATACCCTTCAGTGTTCAGCTCGATTGGGTTAGTATATTCAACCGAATCTGCATAGCTAATGTCACCAGTCTCAGGGTCGATCACATACCCCAAATCTTCCATTGCTGACTGTGGCACGTCTTCACCGGTATACATGTAACCGGCTTCATCCATATAGTCACTTTCGGACGTGAATTCTTTACCGCCGTAACCATCATCGAGAATACCGGGACCTTTACCCGCTTTAGCAAAAGCGTTCTGCGCATCAATAAGTTGTTGCTGCTCACGAGAAACGATGTCCTGCATACCACGAACACCGCCGCCGATACCGCCACCAATGAAACCAAGTGGGAAGGCGAGGGCTGCTGCGGTAAGCAACTCTTCTTCGTTTTGGTCGGAGATCAAATCACGATTAGTATTGATATAATGAGCTACTGACTGTTCAATAGCGGTCTGAGCTACTTCTGTCACAGACTCGCCGACTGCGGTGTTAGTTGCCCTACGCAAGATGTCATTAAAGAGCTGTTGGCCGTTTTTAGTAGGTAGCTTGCGGATAGCACCCGCTAAAGGCATAAAGTTAAGTGCACCAGAGGCATGGGCCGCTACCATGTTAGCACCGAGCTGCTCGCTCAATGTCATGGCAATCCCTTCTGCGTTCGTGGCGACATCACCATCGACGCTCATACCCATCTGCTGTTCCCAAGCGTTACGTTCAGGTGACCCTTTAAGCGTCAGGTTAGCAAAGTATTCGCTGCCTTCACCTAGCATTGATCCTTCAATAGCACCTAGACCTTGTAACCCTTTCTTAACCATACCCTTCTTGGCCATTGAGCCGAGCAGGTTCTGTGCAGCCGCGCCAAAAGCACCGCCGCCACTAATGGCTGAGACGAGAGTAGGGAGCATACGACCGGCTTGTTCAGCCAATGCGTTGGAGAAATCGCCGATACTATTCATGTCAGAGATACTCTGACCACGTAGGCGACCGCGCGAACGTTGGAAATATTCAGATGCACGGTTCATCGACTCGATAGCTGAATCAGTAAAACCCATATTAAGTTGGGCGTTACCGAGAAGTACGTTAGCTGTACCCGCAATGTCCTCACCACCGGCAGTAACGCCTGCGGCAAAGCCGGTAGGTTGCTGAGGATCGTATTCCTGAGCAATGGGGGTATAACCCCCATCTCGCAGGTTCATTGGAGGGGCCTCTCGCATAGGGAGAGGCGCGGCTGGCCGGAATTCTGGAACTGGCGTGTATTGAGACTGTACGCTCTGAGCCTCGTCCTTTATATCTGCTATCTGAGGGTTTAGCAGATCACGTAATCCGGCCATTTATTTTTCCTTCAATGATTCATTTTTACCTGCCATCGCCATAAGAAGATTACGAACCGATGGAATATTCATTCCCTGAATAATAGCAGAAAGTGCTTCGCGCGAGGCATCATCACCTTCAATATCGCTCATAGTTAGCGTACGGCCACCAACGGAAAGCTTTCCTTTAATCTTACCGTCTTTATCCTGAGTAAAGGCATTAAAGATGTCCAGAATAGCGCTAGCTTCTGCTTCGGGCGAGACAAATTGCCCAAATTTACCAGTTGGATCGTTAGTGAAGACCTCACCCATGTATTCCCACACAGTTGGGGATGCCTTAAACGCATCAAGTGCTTTAGACATGCCGTCAGCGGTAGTCGCTGCTGTGATGTACATCGGGTCAGGCTCTTTCATCTTAGCCAAAATAGGGGCGTACTTCTGGGCTATACGCTCGCCGCCTACGGATTTCAACATACTAAATGCCTTATCAAATTGACCGAATACCTTACCAGAGCGAGCTTCTTCGAGATCCATAAGCTGTTTAGCCAGATTAATCTGATCCAGTTGAGCTTCGACGAGGTTCTTCTGATACTGCTGAGCCTCAGATGGGGTCATACGGGCCAGTGCACGAGCTTTCATACCAGCGCTCATTTCAGACTGACCCTGAGCATCCAGCTTAGCCACATCATCAGCGGTCATCTTAATACCCAAGCCACGCTGAAGCGCAGTGCCCGGTGCATCAGTATACTCAGTACCATTTGGACCCTGTATCTTATAAGCACCACGGATACCGGCGGCGTTTTCATCAACCGTCATACCCCGTTTACCGAGGCCATAGTCGTCATTTACGGTAATCGTTCCAGTAATTGGGTCTTTAGAAAACCTCGGGTTCTGAGACAATCCGCTAACACCCATAGGGTTTTCCATACCCTGCACTGGGGAATACTGGCCATAATACCCCGGTTTTCCGGGAGCAGCCGTGGCTGTCATCGGCTTCGTGTTTACAAATTGATTAGTACCATCACCCATAGCTCTATAGGAGTTACCGAACTCATCTGTAAATAGCCCAGTATTCTGGTCATACGCATCCTGTGTCGGCAACGTCATATTCGGATCAGTATAGTTGCTCCAGTTCTGTTTCATCTGATCTACCGTTTGATCGCCGAAGATACCACGACCAATCGCGCCGATGAAATTACCTGCCTGATCTACGCCTTGAGCAACTTTACGGTTAAATATATACCGCTTAGCCGCCGCTACATCACCCCTTTCAGCAATATGTTTTGGAATACCGTAACTCTGAGTCCATGTAGATGGATCACCAAGATCACGGTCAGTATTGCCAACCATATCCTGAACGCCATAACCGAGCCAGTTGCCTTCTCTGGATTTAAGCCCTTCCGCTACTTTGGTCATTCCCGGTACAAATTGTTGGCCCGTTGCAGTAAGGAACGTATTAGCCGTATCCGCGACTCTATTTTTCAATCCACCAAAACCAATAATATCCGCTGCCTGATCAAAGTAATTACCTTTGACCTGAGACTGTGGGGTCAATCCTTTTTGGCGAACAAGCTCTTCACGAGCGGCAGTATCGGCTGTAGCCACAGGGTAAGCTTCTTTAGTAGGCTCTTTAAATGCTGTATACCCCAACGCTACACCACCAGCAGCATTAGCCGCTGCGCCGGGTAGAGCGAGTGCGCCCCTTAATGTGTTCTTTGTAACCTCAGTTACTGCACCCTGTACGCCCTTTACATACGGGCGAGAAGCTTGCCATGCTTTCTCTACGACGGGTTTGGCTTTCGCTGCGGCCTCTCTGGCTTTCTGTTCAGCGGCAAATCTAGCCTTATCGTACGTAGGTTTTACACGAGAGCGGAGATCATTTGGCTTGTTAGGATCAGGCGGATTTTTTGCGTCCTGCCATTCATTAAACGTTCTTTGTACATCATCAGGAGTAAGTGCCATTATTTCGTACCAAATGTGTTTCCATATTGTTTCATCCAATCGTTGATCATATCCATTTGAGATGTATCAACTTGGATGTCGCTGGAAGTAATTTCTGGAATATCAGATGCGTTTACACCTGCGCGACGATTTGCTGTATTCTGGTCAATCAACGCTTGGCGCTGTCGTAAGCTCTGTTGATTAGAAGTCTGACCTTTCATCGTAGATTCATACGCGCCGCCAATACCGTTACGCAGGGCTTGACGGCCCACTGCCATTTGACCCAAATTACTCAAATTGCCTGCCATGCGGGAGGCGTCCATAAAATTTTTCTGGACGACCTGCTCAGGCGTCAACTTCCGCACCGCAGCATAATTAGCTTGGGTCTGCATATTAGATTGAGCGCGTAAACCCTGCATTGCCGCAAAGTTGTCGCCAACATTATTATTTCCCAGTGCGTATCCGCCTTCTGTTCTAGTAAACCCAGTAGGGCCAGCAGGAGGAGCAAATGACCCGTCCATTCTTCGGCCTCGGACTGTTTCAGGGCCGAGCTTCATAGGGCTAGATGAATTATCCCCAACAACACTCATTGTACCGGAGGGAGATGACCCAGATTTTGGGGGCCAATTTGAAGAGTTATATTCCATAATTACAATACCGCCTGTACCATAGAGTTGTTCGAATTTAATGCCGCAGAGGCGATATTACTCGCAATACTGGAACTTTCAGTTGCTGTCGTGGCCATCAGTCTTACCCTCTCTTGGAACATTTCGGATTTCAGTGTTATATCCTTAACCATTACGTCTTTCTTAGCCATTAACGCTTTCAAATTAAGTTCATCTTCAGCCAGTTTCGACCGAAGCACATCGAGTTCAGCAGACAGCTCCGTTTTATACGCCTCAAGCCCGGTTTTATACGCTTCAGCGGAAGCAGCAAACCGTGTCTTTTCCGCATCGATTTCAGAAGTATACCCCAAAAGTTCGGCTTTAAACTGCTCCGTCAGGTTACGGTTATGAGCAGAAATAGACTCGGCATAAGCAACATCGCCACTTAAACGAGCCTTAGCTGCATCGACTTCTGTACGATAAGCATTAACCTGCGAAATATAAGCGTCAATTTTAGCGGAATCTCCAGAAATTGCCGACTTATAGGCGTCAAATTCTGCCGTTTTAGCTTTAACTTCGCCTAAATAAGCGTTTATTTGCTCACCAAAAATCTCTGCTTTTACCTTTTCTAGCTGTGCTTGCGTAGTCACACCCTGCAACTCTGCCAAAAATAGCTCAATTTTTGCTTTTTCCGCGTTAATCTCCGTGGCGTACATATCGACTTGCAACTTCTGCAAATCGCCCTGTAGCTTTTTCCCCTCAACTTCAATCTTATAAGCCTCTAATTCTGCAAGGGAGGACTTGATTCTGATTTCGTACACACTGGCGTGAGTTTTATAAATCTCCATTGCGGCTGAATACCGCTTCAATTCCGCTTCATATACCCCAAGAATAAGCTGAGCAATTTCGTTAGCGTAATTCATGGCTTGCTGATTTACTTGCCCAATCTGCTGAGCACGCTGCATCGCCAGATTCTGCATGAACTGACGTAGATAATTGGCCTGCTGCATCACAAACTGGACATGCTGGATCTCCATTTTAGCCCGTTCAATGGCCGTTTCGGTGGCTGACATTGCATTATTGCGGGCAGAATCAGCCGCTATCTGCTGCAACCCCCCCGCGACCGCACCGGGAGGTAGGTCAAAACCGCGTTTTGCCATGCTATTTAGAAGTTGTGCTTCTGAATTGATACGTTCAGCCTGTACTCTGGCACGGGCTTTGTCATAAATTGACTGTTCTACCTCATCAGAGAGCGCTTGTCCGCCGGGCATACCTGAGGCAAGTTTCTCTTCTAACTGCGCTAACCCGTTTCGATATTCTGGCGAAAACCGATCTACCCACTCATCGACCATTGAGTCGATAAAATCACGCATTTCCGGTAGAACTGTACCGTATTCTGCTTTATATCTCGCAGCCAAATCTTCTATCTGGTCTGGATCGCTCAGTAAAAAGTCTTCATCAAATGTCGGGATAGTGACAGTTGGTGCATCATCTACCGTAATTTGCGTGAGTTCAGGTTTCTGAGGATCACCTATAGACGGAGTAGGCGGAATAGTAAAATTAGGGTCGATCTCAGGCGCAGTACCCGAAAACGGTAAAATGTCATATACAGGTACAGGTTGTTTAAATAGATCGCTCGTATCTAATGAGTCTGGTGGTGTACCCCAATCTGAAGGGATCGTGGGTACAAAAAGAGGCTCGAAATCAGGAACTTCAGTATCGTTAGTTGGCGCGTTATACCGGTCACTAAAATCTCCGATTGGGTCCGCCGCAATCGTGCCTTTAACTGTCGGAGAAAAATCAAGCGATCCTATTCCATAAACGACCTTATCGTCCGCAGCCTTGGCTGCGTCATCTAAGAGGTCAATCGCTAAATTGTACGTGCTGTCAGCATAATCTCTACTGGTCTGAATTATATCTTCTATACTAATCGCCATTTTTAGACCTTCCTACGCAACTCATTAATAATAACCTCCACATTATCGAGGGCGAGTTTATTACCGTCTATATTCTGAAAACCGAATTGCCAATATCTACCGGTTGCCCCTTGCGGCAAATAAACCCGCTCGTTTCCTTTTGTAGAAGTATAGGACCCAAAACTAGCATCATCTACGATCGGGGAAACAGTAAAATCGGTTTCACTTCCCGCATATAAATAAGGTAGACGCTTCTTATTTGAACGGTCGAAATCAAAATGTTGCGTTAACAGATTAACATCGATATTCGTACCGTTGTCAGAAGTTCCCTCCAATAAATACATCCCGTCCGACCTCACGCCGTAATACTTGTCCATAAAGTATACAATACAATCGAATTCGTACCCTGTATATTCGGTCATTTCCGCGTCGGCGCTCAAATGCGTCACATAGGTGGTGGTTGGGCGGACAACAACTTCGCCGCCCTCGATACGCATCGTAAACTGCGGTGCGACCGCATACATAATGCCCGACAGAGGAACAAACTCAGGAACGACGATTGCGGCCCGACCATAGTTCTCGGCAGTGACCTCGGCGTCCATACTGAATCCGAAATCAACAATTACCTCTGCGATTCCGCCAGTAATAACTTCGGATGCCACGCTAAATGCGAACTCAAGCGCCGCACCATTCCCGGAATAAGCTGTTAGGCGTGGCGTTACGTGCATCGTCAATTCAGCAGTAGCGATCCCGCCAGATGCTACAGAAGCTATCGTTTCAAACCCAAACGACGCATCTACACGGGCGATGCCGGGGACCGTAGCAGAAGCTGTGAGGTCCATCTGGAACTCAATATCTGCACTACCCCCAAACTGACCATCAAACTCAAAGCTGATATGCGTATTTAACCCGTTAGTAGGCTGTTCTAAAACGAAGGCAGTAACTTCAAACGCAGGATGCTCAGCATCCACAATACCGTCAAACGGGTACGCAGCCCCTGAGAATACAGTTAATGCGGGGAGAGAAGATACGCCCTCGCTATACACAAAGTTAGAACTGAGCGAGTCTAAAGCTGGTAATTTAGAGGTATAAGAGTCAATGTCTATACCGCCAGTAAGCATTGTAGAGACACCTAAGAGCGGAGACATCCATACCTCGGAACCCACTAAAGCAGGATTAGAAAACCCGGCTCTACTGTCTCCAGTGAGGGCAAGTAATAGGGTATCTGCATGACCAAAGGCGTGGTTATAGCTATAACCTTCGAGCGCCGGTAGCGTAGTAACAAAAGTAGCGCTTTCTGCGGCGCGTAAAGATGCCTGAGTAGACATTGACGCTGCACCAAGAACCCGTGCACCGACTACGTAAGTAACACTGAGATCTGACCCCGTGTTATGTTGTGTACCAACTCTAAGTGATGAGTTAGCGTTTAACTCGACGTGATGCTCTAACTGAGAGACAACGTTAAACGTACTCTGAGCATTTGCTGAAACAAGCTCCTCGTAAATAGGTACTACTGCAATTGCAGAAAAGAACCCGCCGTCAGCGATAGTCGCACTGGATTCGGTTGATGTAGGGGCTAACCCGCTGTCATATACTGAGGGGCATCTAAGCCGGTCATTAACGCCATAAAAACATACGTCTAAAAACATCGTCTGCGTAACCGATGTCGTCGTCTGGTATATAACCGTTGGAACCCCAAACAAGTCTTCCATCACATAGAAGATGTCGTTGCCCGAACGGGCAATTGCGGCCTGTTTACCGGGGGTGTAGAACCCCTGCGACTTAACAACCCCCGCTTCCCATATCTTGTATCGGTTAACGATAAACTCAAACCCGAATAACAGCGTCTCAGGTCTCTGGTTACGGTCGATTACACTCAGTCCGACAGCAACACCTTTAGGGTTTATTGGCATCTCAAACTGAATAGCGCCGACTGCCCCTATACCTTCATTAGTTATCGCTCCGGCGTCATAAGTATTCGTAGTAATCGGCGCGTAGACTGTTCTCACAGGGGGGACATAAGTGGAAGAGAAAGTACAGTCTCGATACGTAATCCTGCGTGTAACTTCCGTTGCACTTCCTTGCGTGTAATAACCCGTATTGTCGTAGCGTACGCCGGATACGTTCGGAGGCATTACTGGGATATAAAAAGTATTCGTCTCCCCTGTAAGGGGGTCTGTCTGCGTTACGCGTTCAACTGGTAAGTACGTACGATCGCCGGGGACATAATCCCTGACGTACACTGTTTTATCGACACAATGATAAGAGGACGTAAGCTTCCCGGGACTACCGGGTATAACTACTCTGTTTAACTCAGGTTTGTAGATATATCCGGATGTCCCATAAGAGCGAATAACATCTTCCCCAAACGTCTTTGTAGACCCTATAAAGAAAAACTCAGCAGCCCAATAACGAAAAAGCGGATCTCCGTTACCATATTCAGTTTCGACGTTTAACTTCCGTACTGAGTAGATGTCGGAGGTATCGACAATGCCAAGGACGTTATCGTTAATAGCATCAAAAAAGATCGGCGGGTTTATATGCGGCGTTTTAATAATCGCATGATAAACATTAGGCGTAAAATCAGGGTTATATAGCGGGTAAAAATACGTAAACCCACGTCCTAATTTTAATGATGCAAAAGCTGAGTTGAAGTCATCTGACCCACTCTCGACACAGCATGGGTAGAAGTTGTCAATATGATTAGGGTCAAGCCCCCCCGGAGGAGTTGCGTTCCCGTTTAAATCCGTTATATAAAAGTTATTTACGTCAAAAGAAGTAAACAAATCTGACGTTTCGCACGCCAGAAAAAAATCATAAGTATCATCTGAGACCCATGCATGCATACACAATCGGCCATCATTAAACGAATGGGATAGTATAAAGAAACTAAACCATCCCTCGTCGGTAAGGAAATCGGGGCCATACCCCCATTTATCCGTTAGCGCCTGATTAATGAGGGGTAACAAGTTTACGCGCTGTAAAATACCTTCATCATTACCGTCGTACAAAAACACTGCTTCGCTAGCGTCGGGACTCTCATTATGGGAAAAAAAGGCCCACAAGCTAGGAGCTATCTTGATAACAACGGGGTCGCGTAAACCTACTTTATAGTTAATTATGCTCCCAACATCTTTAGTCGGATCATAAAGGTAAATCCAATGAAGTCCGTCTTTACTTACCGCACATTGCGCTTTAGCTGTCCCTGTGGGACCGGCTTCAACATACCCCCAATTACATGAATGGACGAATAACCCATCTAC